TCAAACCATAGAAGACGTAGGTAGAATGATAGAAAGGGACCTAGAAGTCGCAGATAATGCATATTTATTGTTACTAAAGAACTATTACATCAATGATGTGACTGGTAAGATTGATAAAAAGAAGACAAAGATTAAAGAATTATTAAGAATTGATCCACCTCAAGTGGCCATGATAGCAGATTCAGACGGTAGAGTAGGCTTTGATGATAAAAGAAATGCAGTGTATGTTTGTCCAAGATTCGAACATAGAGATAAAAGACTATCCAAACCAAAGTGTGAGAGATGTGGTGCTGAGGCATTAAAGGCATTACTAGAGGTATCATCAGTTTATTCTGTTGGTGTACCGCAGCCAAAAAGAGTCATCTATGCAATTGGTGAGGTTATCTGGGTAGCAGGAAAATACAAACCAGGATTAATTTATGGTTTTTCACCAATCTATGCTTTATGGAGTAAGGTAATGTCACTGTCTCATATGGATGAGTATATCAGAAAATACTTTGACAAGATGCGTCCACCAAGAGGCTTGCTTGTTATTGCATCGAGAAACTATGAGACATTCAGAAAGTCATGGAGTACTTTAGAGCAAAGAGCAACAGAAGACCCATATATGATACACCCGTTGCTTGTCGAGAGTGACAAGGGCAGTACAGGTCAAGCAGCACAATGGATTGATTTCACGGGGTCACTAAAAGAATTACAATTTATAGAAGTAAGAAGGGAGTTAAGACAGATAATAGGAGCAGCATTCGGTGTACTACCGTTATACTTTGGTGAATTGCCATCAGGATGGGCAAACGAAGGTATGCAGGTTACTATTACAAACAGACATGTTAAATGGTCACAAGATTTCTTAAAAACTCACATTTTCGACAGATTAGCAAAAGAATTAATGGTTGACGATTGGACTTTAAAACTTAGAGAAGGTGAAGAAGCAGACGAACTAAGAGATCTCGAAATCAAAGCACAGGAGATTCAGAACAATGCAACCCTGCAACAAATGGGATTCGATGTCAAGAGAACACATACCGGAGAATGGGTCGTTGGAAAAGAACCAACATTCGAACAGGTAATGTTGCCACAAATGGCCGCTGCAGAACAGCAGGCAGAACTTGGTATGGAGATGTCGGAAGCAGACACAGGTGGACAGAAACAAGGAAGAGGTGCATCTACAACAGGTAACGGTGAACGAACACAGGGAGCAAAACAAGGTGGTCCGATGAACAAAAGACCAAGTGATCCAGGTGGCCAAGGTCAAGGCAGTCCAACCGCAGGAGGAAAGAAAAGATCCGGTGCATTCAATGATTCACAAAAATCTATAGGACATACAGAGGAATTCTGGATTAGAAAGATGACAAAAGAGGAAGATATGACAGAGGATGAGGCTAAATTAATAGTTAAAACATGGGACAGCGAATACAAAAAATCAGGAGTAGTGTATTATCCAACCATAGCAGATGAAGAAAACACGTCAGCAGGTCTTGCAAATACAATAAGAAGACAGAAAGGAAGGACACATTATGTGCCAAGAGAAGAAGGTTTACCTGATACGAATATCACCAAACAGGACGAAGAAGACTAAAACACTTATATGTAGTATTTGGTATATAAATACATGGCTAAAAGTAAAACTGTTAAAAAGGTTAAAGGTGGAAAAATACCTAAATCAAAATTGCCTGAAGGACCAAATAATGACGTTTACAGATCTATAAGATTTAAATCAGATATTAAGACACTTGTTGTTAGGACCGAAATTGGATATGATATGGTATTTGATATTACCCCACAGGTTAGAGTTGATCCATATGAATCATCAGATAATGGAACACCTAAATTTCAATCATCTCTTATATGGACTCTAAGAGGAGTTAGAGCAAGAGGTACTGCAATGAAACAAGGAGAAATTGAAGCAACTATCAAAGACAGATCTTTGTTGCCAATGGATGTTGAATGGGATGTGGCACAGTTAGGGTTTGTATATTCATCTCCAAAAGATCCAAACAATCATAGATGGTGGCTTGAAGCATTAAAATCAGGACAAAAGATGGGCCAGTTTGACAGTCTGTTATCAGAATACACTTTGGCTGTATCATCAACGGCACCTATGGGAACCAGATCATGGTTCGATGGAATACATCATGGTAGATTTGTCTTCCCAAAAGACAGTATTAAAGATGCTAAAGAGATAGGCAGGGGACACGTATTTATAGAAGGTAATGGTAAAGGAAGACTTGGTGATATTGAGTCCAATGTTAGTATACCTGAAACCTGCGTTGCGTTAAGATTAAGATTTGACATCAGGAAGAATGTATGGTATTCTGAATTTATAGACAGTGCTGGTACCCAATTGGGGGACACTATCACTAGTACAGGACTTAAATCAGACGCTACATTCAAAGGTCATATAATGCAAGATCCAACAGGACAAGGTAGACCAAAGGTATCAGGTATGATAATGAGGGATAATATAGTATCAATGAACACCAACGCAGACCTAACAATGATAAAGGGGACTGTATAATATGGGTTTATTTGATGGTTTTATCAACGGATTAAAGAAATCATTCTCAGGTAAAGATCATCTTAGAAATATAAACACATGTGAAAAATGTGGAAAACCAAGTTTCAGTGACAAATGTCTCAGATGTGAGGTCGATGACGTGTTTAAAAGATCAAACTACCAGGCTGATAAGGACTCAAGGAACAGGAGACGTAGGTAGTAATGTTTGATAGGAAAAAAGATCCCTACGAATATATCACACCTGACAACTTTGACATGGTAAGACAATGTCTTATGCAGGGGCTCCACTCTAATGATCCAAAATCAATAGTAAAAAACATGCTAAAATTAACAAACATACCACAAGACGCAGTACAGGCAATAGTAAGCCAAGAGATAGGAGGGTCATTTGACGCATGGAAGGCCAAGAATAACGGAGCAAAACATGGCTGATAAACTAGATGTTAATACAGGTGGAACTGCGGCAGGTGACAAGATATGGGAAATGCATCAAAAAGATGAGCAGAAAGCCGTCAATAATCACAAAGAAGGACATTGTTGGAACTGTGAGAAGAAGAAAGCAGTGTCAGCAACACTGTTTAACGTATGTGAGCATTGTAGAAGAAACAGAGGACATGAGTTTACACTTGTCACATTAGCAGACAAAGGGTGGGATTTGTGCATGTTCTGTGGTAAATATTCCTGGGATATCAAACAAATCAACGCCAGATTATGCTTTAGTTGTCACGGAAGAATCAGGGAAAAGTTACGTGATTTCAGAAGAGCAGGCGGAAGTACAAAGGTTGACCCGTTTTGGAAGTCTATGAGGAGAACTATGGGAAAGGATTATCTGTTCAAAGACGGCTTTACAAGACACTTTAGAAAATAACTAATGTGTTATAGGTCTAAGTATGACGTTCAATCTGGTTGTTAGATCGTCATATAGAATGTAACCAGACACGTTTATTCTACTTTTACCTGTATATCCCTTCTGTACTTTCCTTGCTACTGCCAATGACTGTTCTATTTTTTGGCCTGAAAATATTATAGAGTTGGTCTTTGGGTCAGCCTCTACTGATACAATAGGTTCGAATTGATCTTCATATTTCTTAAATTCATCCTCCCCCAGGTCAAAATATACCAATGACTTGGAAAAATCCGGCCTGTATCCGGCAGTCTTTACACGATTATCACTGACTAATACTATGCTTTTTTCATTAATCCATAATGCAGAAAGGTGATTCTCTTTAACTATGTCCTGTCCTTTGGGATAGAATAACATGTAATCCTCTATTGTATCATATAAGTATACCGATGCGTTTGTCAATAATATTATATAGGTGCTTTGATATATTAAGGTATGGGTTGTAAGAAATGCAAAGGATACATATCAAAATACACTATAGATAGGGTAACCAATTATGTAGATGTACAAACTTACAAGTTTAAATTATGCTGGGGTTGTGGTTTTTTCTCCATTCTTCCTAACATACGTGACGAATTCACTGATGCCATAATGGAAGACAGGACAATTATAATGGAATTAATAGAAGATGACTTGTTAAAGCCGATTCTTTAAATATATAATTTACCTATATAAACCATGCTTGAAGAGTTAAATTTTCTATGGGGTCCAGTCACATTAATGATTGTGTCTGGAATATCCGCATATGTGTTTAAATTTTTCAATTCAAAGA